GCCTCTTGCAGCGCAGCCGTTAGCAATGGGACCATCTTGGATTGATCTATCCCCTGCATGGCTGGAACACTGCGAGTACCCATGACTGCTGGCGTTGTCTCGTTGCCATCATCGTCGAGGACGGCTGGAGTGACTTCATACTCTTCTTCCATCATGGCGTCTTTGGTGCCAGTGACTGACTCAGGAACTACAGCTTGTGCTTCATGTGCAAGGAAACCATCGACACGATCACCTGATGCAATCCACTCGAAGTTCACTGGGTTCAGTGCTTGGACACGGGCAGATGCACCTATCATTGGCTGTGCGTCAGTTTTTAGTCGGTAGTCAGAGGATGTGTTGTAAGCCACGGCACTGCCGTTAATTGTAATAGAACCTAGGGTCGCACCCGCCCACAGGAACCTATGGAAAACCCCAGTTGAGCCGTTCATCATGTTCCATTGGGCAGCATCACCACTGGCGATTGCACTGTCGGTGCCGATTTGGATGCCCCCAGCAGCAGTAATCCGCATACGCTTTACATTAGCTGTCCAAAATACTAACGGGTCGGAATGGGTCAAAAGATTAACTGTGTTTAGGCTGTTGTCGTGGTACCAAAGGGATTCCAACGTACCATTATTTCTGATTGACATACCACTATATGTTTGACCACTAGCGCCATCAACGCACAACTGACCAGTATTACTAACCCAGTCGCCTTCGACGTTTAACCGTGTTGCTGGACTTTTACCAATGCCCACGTTGCCTGCATTATCCACCGAAACATGAGTTTCGCTGCCTTCCTTAATAAACAACGAGCGACCAGCAGGGTACACAATGTTTAAATCGTTACCGCTTGCCGTTGTGACTGTACCACCAGCAGTTGTCTGAAGTGTTGTTGCAGTCACCGTGCCTGTTACGTCAATGCCTGTGGACGTGGTGGCGAGTTTGGCAGAGTTGTCGTAATAAAGGTCAACAGAGCCATCTACGTTTGCAACAAGCATATTCTCGCTTGTTCCCTTATTGAGCTGTATGTTGGTTCCGTTAGTCTGTAGGAATAAAACACCAGTGCCTTGTTCGTCAATTCTGCTATGGCTTCCATCATGGTAAATCTGTAGGTCAGACCCAGCACCGAAGATGGCTTTGTCGTTATCACCAAAGGACAAGTCGCCAGTCATGGTATCGCCAGCTTTAGCTACAAACTCAGCGTCAGCTTCTGTCTGTGTGTATCCGTCTACAAGTGTAACGGATGACTTCGATCCGATATATCCTGACATTATGTTTGCTCCAGTACACTCACGATGACATCGCATGAGGATGCAGTATCGCTTGTTACGACAACGGTATCTGTAGTCTCCAAGATGATCTTGCCATCTAAGACAGACAGAGCGGAACCAGCAGGGATAGGGATGTCTTTAGCTAGGTAAACACCAGCTACTTGGACATCCATTTTAATCTGAGAAGATGAAGTGTTTGCTAGGTTGCAGCCAATCATAACAGCAGTTGTAGCACTTGGAACTGTGTATGTCGTTGTCGCACCAGTACCTACCGAGGCACTTGTGTAATTCTTAAAAGTGTTAGCCATTATGTTTGATCCCTTTAATTAGCCTAGAGCAATAGCAAAAGCAAGCGCATCGCCAGCTTGATCTACGTCTAAATTGGTTCTAGCTGTCGCTACGTTATCTAAGTCCGACAGGTTGTTTGCTGCAAGTAAGTCACCGTTACCATTGCTTGTCCAGAGGTAATCACTACCACTCCAAGACAGAACCTGTGAGGTAGAAGCTGAACTAATGTTCAAGTGAGTATCTACATTAGCATCTGTATATACATTAGCACCTGCTGCAATACCATCTAACTTTGTACCGTCTGCTGATACATCACGACCATCTACGTTACCAGAGGTGATAACATTAGGAACAGTCAAGTCACCTGTCATTGTGTCGCCAGTGATACGCACAAAGCCTGTAGATGTATCAAAAGCCTCTTTTAGCTCACCAAAAGTAATAGACTTAGTTTCATCTGCTGAGATGTCAACAACGACAAATTCATCTGAGTTAACTAGACTAGCACCAGTGATGTTAGTAAGTTGGGTAATCTTCTTGTCAGACATATCTTATTCCTTATAGTACAGCTTCTACGGCTTCAAAAGAAATACCGTAGGTTGACGCATTATTGATAGACCAAGAGGTCACATTGTTGCTAAGACGGAAGACACCTTTAGGGGAATTAAAGGTCACTGCTTCATCCGTGTAGTCTGATCGTAACGAAGGCCATACATCAATAGAACCATCTCCGTTTCGATCCGAAAGAACTTGATGAAGTTTAGCTGAACTATCAGACCCCAGTTGAATGTAATCGCCAGCCTTAAGTGTTCCAGTCATAGTAACAGTGGCTACATCTGAACCAACATCCCCAGAAAGTGTACAAGAGCTAACAGTACCCTGTGGTGTAGCATAGTCAGGGTCACCTAGTAGGAATGTACCAACTGGTCCCTTAAGTCCCACTAGCATGGCTTTCCACTGAGCAGCCTTATCACGGTGTACCGAGGGAATAGTAACTGAGGCTTCCCACTTCTGACCACCATGAGAGATGATCTGCTGCTTGAAGGTAAAGGGAGACTGAGATGTAGCTACAGCGTTAACAGCCCGTAGCTCAATACTCTCAATCCCAATGGAGGTTGGGGTATCTAATGGGTATGTCAACGCCATAGTTTATACTTCCTTGATTATTAGCCAAATGCAGCTTTAGTTACACCACCTCTACGGCGATCATTAAGTAGAGAACTCTTAGTCATCTGAGCAATCTGTGGTGCAGCCTGTGCGATTAGCTTCTTAACACTGTCGTCACCATTAGCAGCAAAGTTGAATGACTGGTTGATAACTACGTTTTGACCACCGCCACCTGAGTTAGCCTTAGTGTGATCGACTACAGTCTCTTGTGGGTGCATCATGGCCATAAAGCCACCCTTGCCATCTAATCCACCTGAGCGTGGCCCTGAGCCTGTGTAACCACCGTTATCATAAGACTCAAGACCTGCACCTAATGATGAGATAGCAGCGTTGCTAGACCCACTCATAATGCCACCTATAGCGTTAACCATCTGCTGTACGACCATCACCTTGTATAGATGCTTGATAATATCAGCAGCCATGTCACGGAAGGCATCCTTAACAGACTTAGTGCCATCTACCATAGAAATCATAGCAGTTTCAACACTGGAGGAAACAGTATCTACTAGAGCCTGACGTTCCTCTTCCAAATCAATCAAGTCTTGTGTAGCTCTTATCTGAGCTTCCATCCCAGCAACAGTACGGGGGTTCTTTTCTGCAAGTTCTACGCCAATGGCTTTAAGAACCTTTTGTCTAGCTTCTGACTTTCCAAGGAGTTCCTCCTCTAGGTCTAGTTGCTTTTGGAAGTCTGCAATAGGGTCTTTGTCAGGCTTATTAGCCTTAGCTTCTTTCTTATTGAACTTGTCGATCTGACTTTGGATGCTTTCATAGCTCATCTCTGAGGTGTAGTCTTGTTGACCTTTATACTCAACACCAGAACCACGTCCACTGCCTACGTCCATAGAGTTTTGCAGGTTCTGAAGGTTCATAGCAGCGAGCAGAGTGATCTTCATGCTTGCAGCAAGTTTAGCAGCTTCTTTAGCAGCGGTGCTTACTCCCTTAGATATGTCAACATCAGCTAGTCTTATAGCCTCAAATGCAGCCTCACCTATTTCATCTTTAAGTTCAGCAGACGCTTCAAATAACTTAACCATCTCAGCTTGTGCTTTAGCAGCTTCAATCTGCAATAGGGTCATTGGTTCGTATGGTGTAGTCAGTGAAATCTTTAGAGTTAAGTCTAGTAGTTCTTGTTCTGCATCAGTTATCTTGTCAATAGCATGGGTTGCTCTTGATGCTGAACCTGCAACATTCTCTAGGTTCTCAATTACTTCTGCTATTGGGAGGGGTATCTTACCAAACTCAAACCCAAGGCTCTTTATAACCTCAAGTGCAGCTAGGGAAGAGTCCTTTATACCCTCCATATCTTTAGACTTGCCAATTTCCTTAAGGGCTTTTTGTAAATCAATAGCTTGTTTTGGTAACAGACCTAACGCATCTGCTGCGTCTATCATATCATCCTCAAAGCCTTGAATAGCCTCTCTAGCAATAAGTGCAGCTTCTTCACCGATTATGCTAGTTTGTTCAGCAGTAGGAACCTTAACATTGTCCATTGCAGCTTGGATGTTTTTAATGTGAGAAACAGCATCATCTAGGTCTTCACCGAACATAGAAGAGCCTGTAGTTAGCCCGTCTAAAGCTCTGGATACAGCGACACTCTGTAAGAGTCCTTGCATCCTCGTTAGCTGTTTTGAGGCGTTACCAAACTCTGCGTTTAGTTCCTGAGTAGTTTTCTTGCTAAACTCAACACTTCTGCGATAGTCGTTTATGGCTGTAACTGTGTTGCCTAGTGCATCTTCAGCTTTCTCTGCCGCACCATTCATCTCAAAGAACATTCTAGCGACAGCAGAACCTACAGGGATAAGGATACCAAGGGCAGCAGATAGACCTACAGCAGCACCCATGCTTAAACCAAGAGGTCCAGCAATCATAGGTAGGATGCCAGCTAACTGAGCGCCTTGTTGACTAAAGGCAACGAAAGCACTTGTGCCACCTTGAACCTGTACTGCAAAGTCACCAAACTGATAACCAAGCTGTTGAATAGCCATGTTGTTGCCATTCATGCGGTTCTTGTTTTGTTGCATGACCTTGCCAGAAGTAGTCTGGGCAGCAGATAGTCTTTGTGTGGCAGCAGTTAATGAGTTTGTAAACTTAACCTCTTGCTGCATCTTAGCGCCAAGTTTCATTATCTCAGAGCGACTCATCCTAGAGGAAACTTCTAAGTGCTGCTGTGACTTTACAATCCTGTTTATAGCAGACATGTACTGCTTCTGGCTACCAGTGTTAACAAACTCCTTAGCAACAGTGCTTAGAGTCCTCTTAGTCTGATCAGCAGTCTTTATTAGACCTGTAAGTTCTCTGTAGTCAACGCCAACTACTAATTTAATATCGTCAGCCATTTGCCACCCTCAAGTATTCTAAATCAAGTCTCTTAATAGCCTCAATTTCCCAAGGCGAGATAGATGTTTCCGTTAGTTCTTTCCAAGCCTTAATCTGCTCATAGCCTAGTGGTGCTGGGCCATTCATGCCCGACCCTCTGCTAGTGCTTAAACTAATAAAGGCAGACCAGACATGAGATATTAGCATGGGGAAGGGTGTCGGGGGTTCCAATGCTTCTACTCTACGTCCAGTCTGCCTCTCTACTTGTTCAAGATGTTCTCGTTCTGTAGTTCCGTTCTGATCTGTCTTGTTGAGATTAAACTGATGTCCAGCCCACTCAACTAACTCACAAATCAGACCTTCATAAAATCCAGAGAGTCAGATACCTCTTCCTCAATCTGGTTCTTTATCCAGAACACTTCATCGTAAATGCTCTTAGCTTTAGCGACAGACAGCTTAGGCTTCTCTCCACCGAATGTAATATCCCAAGCCTTAGTAGCTTTAGATAGAACGTCTAGGGTAGCCTCTTCAATGTCAGAGTAGTCAACATCTTGGGACTTACTCTTTTGTGCTTTCTTTAGTCGCTTGCTAATCTGCTCATGTTGTATCTTCTTGTACTCTTTAGAGTGAGGCGCAAGGACTGTAATAGTCATTGGTGTGCCATCATCATTCTTAAGAATATCACCTGTTACTGGGTGCTTGATCTCTACAACAATATCATCTAATTTCGGTGTCAGGTCTTTTAAGTCCATTGTGTTCATTCCTTTTCGGGGGAGTTTGTCGGGTGATTAAAGTGTGGAGACCCCGACCCGACTCAGAGTCTCCACGTACCTAGCTAGGTATTCTTTTATGCTGGGCGTGTGATCTTAAGGCTAGTACCTTCTGTCGCATCATACAGAGCAACAAAGGACATAGTAATCATACGGCTAGTTGGTCCATCGACACCAACATCAGCAGAGTTAATTTTAACTCGTGGGAACTGGAACGTATAAGAGTTGCCACCTGTAGGATCGTCTACAGATACTTCAATCTCAGTTTCAGTCTCATTCAAGAAGCGGTTAATCAAAGACGAATCTTCAAAGTATGCTGTCAGTGTGCCTTCTACTTCTGCACGACCATATTCAAGGGAAGGTGCGCTATCATCGCCAATGACGAATGTAGGTGCAAAAGAGTTATTTAGTGTGAAGTCTAGGCTAGTTACGATAGCTACAGCAGTGGCACCGCCTACGTTACCGATTGCAAGGTCACCAGAGTAAGCATCAAAGGGAGCAGCACCAGAGGCAGCGTCCTGTGTCTTCTCTGTGGCACTCATGCTCATGTCCTTGCCAACCATACTGAAGGTTGTAGTAACCATCTGGTTAGGGGCGAGGGAAATAGCCATGCTTGATACTGAGCAACCTGTAAACACACGAGCTTGGTCAATGTCAGCAGCGTAATCTTCGATAGAGAAGAACTTAGGTGTAACACCAACTTTAAGGACGTTAGTAGCCCAAGTGTTAAGCATAGCTGATTCTAGGAAAGCATCATAGTCAGCATCACGAAGATCGACGGCAATGTCGCCAGCTACTTGACGGTTACCGTGACGGTCTACACGAGACATACGGTCAGATTGGATGTCGTTACCAGCTACACGATCTTTAGTTAGGTTCAAAGAGTGTGTGCTAAAAGGAAGGTTAGTGAAGTTGCCAGCAGGTGTCGTACCGAAAGTTGATTCCGTAATAAACGACAGGCTGGAGCGTGAACCCTGTGCAAAGGCCATGATGTATTCTCCTATAGGAAGTTATTTGTATATGTACCAGCCGATATTGATCGGAACAAAGTACCAAGGGCTATCTATAATACCTTGCTGTCTTTCAGCGTAGTCAATAGATACTTTGATTGTTTCTGCATCACCATTCGTGAAGGAGATGTCAGTAGTTGCTGCGAAGGCGTCTATTACTTTGTTGGAATAGTCGTCTGCCGCTGCTGGACCTTTACCTTCGGGGGTGAAGACGGTTACAGCGAAAATACCTTGGTATCTTAACTGAGGGTTTAATCCTCTTACAGCAGGTCTGGTAACCGTAGGGAGGTACTGAACCTTAAGGAAGCTAGTACCTGTTGTTGGCTCAAAGGGTACGTTCTCATAGGCTATTGATGGTAGACCTGATGTTCCAGCTAAGTGGCTCTCAAGTGCGGCCCGAATATCATTTTGAATACTAGCCATAAATGTTACCTATCTGTGCAAATACTTTATAACCTGACCTTCTCCAAGAAGGACCACCGTTCTCTACATCAGTAGCGTGAGGAGAACCATTTCTTAGTGTAATGCTTGTGGTACTTCTTAAGTCAGTTATCTTGTTAAGATCAGACATTAGATTTGAAAGACCCTCTTGTCTCATAGAACCTACGTTCTGACCCTTTGGTTTGTTGTCAGAGGATTTACCCCTTGGGCGACCAGAACCGACTGAGTACGAGAAGGATGTCACGTAAGCACCAGTATCGACAGGAGATAGATTTACAGCAGTCTTAGCTATTCTCTCTAGCTTGTCTCTAATAGCTTCTTCTATTGAAAGCTCTAAGCTATCTATCTTATTCTGGTAAGAGGGATTAACCTTAACTACCTGTCTCATGGTTTATTCTCCCACGTCACAGATGTAGCCTACAGCACTACCATTAGAGAAGATTGATATAACAGAAGTAATCTTTACTGTATCCCCACTGCCAATAATAAGGTCATCGAAGTCAGGGACAGCAGCTAGTCCTAACGCTGAGATAACACACTTACGTCTACCACGTACTACCTCATCATTACCAGCAAGAACACCTACGTTGTAATCATAGAGGTAAGCTGTGACAGTGTAGTCTGTTGTGGCTGAGTTATCTACAGCACCTGTAGCTGGGTTATATGCACCAGCCGTAGTAACCTTTCGTAGAGTAAGGCTTTCACCAAAATCTCTTACGAGGTTAAGTAAGTCAAAGGAGCGAAATGACATGTCTTACTCCTTATTCATACTCTGGGGTTTGATAGCTCGGTGGGTTCTTGAAACGATCTCTGCGGAAAGAACCTTCGACACGATTAGTGTTAGCTCTAACAGCCTCTATGCCGCTCTTAGTGATACCTCCAGCTAAGACACCTACCGAAGCACCTGCTGTCTTGCCTTGGTACTCTAAGCTGTCTGCTAGGGTCTTATACTGCTTGGCTAAGTCGGAGTAGTCAGCACTTAAGGCACCACTAAGCTGCGTAGTAACTTGTCGGGAGTATTTAGAGGCAATAGCACGAGCAATCCAAGCACCAGAGTAGTACACGTTGTTGCCATTCTCAGACAGAGCAAACGTAACCTCTTCGTTTTGTACCTGTTGGTCGATAGTATCAGTATCACCAACTAAAAGTCTAACTGTGTTGAGACGACCAGAAGCCGTAGTAGTATCCAAGTCTGTGGGATCATATGACCAACTCATAGTCGTCTCCAAATAGGTTTTTATTAGTCTAGAATCTTGTCTCTAATCTCGTAGAAGTCTTCTGTGATCCAGCGGTTGCTGTTCAAGAACCGACGAATAAGACCACGTTGCTTATCGTCAATCTTAGACTTCTTACACTTCTTAGTCTCAAACTCTGCGGTACTTGATGTACGAGCCTTAACCTCAGCGTTAAGAAGATTAACTAGAGTTTCTAGTTCTTTTCCAGCTAGTTCAGACAGTCGATCTCCAACTTTATTCTGAACCTCTAGTTCTGTGTTGTGGTACAAATAACCAGAAGCGTACAGTGTAGCAATCTTATCTTGCTGCATACCTCGCTCTAACCAGTTAAAGTGTTCTCCACGTTTCCAATTCTTACTGTCAGCTAACAAAGGTAGCTTAACGAATATAGGCCAATCGACCTGCCAACCCAAATGTGTAGGGTGCATAGGACTCTCCATTATATGAATACTGTTATGTTCTTTTATAGTTGGGTGGAACCCCAAGACTATGCTCAGGGTTCCCCTTTAGTTTAAGTAGATTAAGCGATTACGTCTTCAAAGAAGTAACCCAAGTCAGCACCGACGACTTTCATGTCGTATGCCATTTTAACTTGGATATGCTCTGCAACTTGCTGGCGCTTCAAAGCATCGTCAGAGAATGACTCTACTGTGATGCCCAAGTTGTTTACGCCTTGGATGTTGTTCCAAGCGAATGTCAAGCCAGCCGCTGGTGTCATAAGACCTGATGCACGAGGTGTGTGTACCAACAATGCGTTCTTACCACCGATGAAGGCGTTAGCTTCTGCTAGACCTTCTACAGCACCGTTCTTGACAGCTTCCATGACGTAGAGGTTTTCTACTTCAAAGATTTCAGCCAACTTAGCATCTGTAATCAAAGCAGTGTTTGTTACAGTTGCGCCGCCGTTCAAACGTGCAAGGATGTCTGGGTGGTTAATCAGAACGTCACGAACTTCTTTACCAATAACCATTGTGTTTGGCTTGAAGCCACCTGATTTAAGTTGCATGGTACGACGACCAGCAGTTACATCAGAAATTGGTGTTGAGTTTGTGTAGTCAGACCACAAGTTTGATGGAGTTACGTCAGTAGTCCATACACCTGCTGAGAAGAATGAGGAAGCGAACTGCTCTTCACGCTCAATCAAGACACGGTTGATAAGTGTTTGCGCACCTGCTGCACGAACTTCCAACATAGCATCTTCGTTAGCAATAGTTTGCTCGTCGAAGTCCATGCCGATGCCATATACGTCAGCATAGTAAGCAGCGTTGGAGATTGCCATGCCAATGCGGTTAACTTCTGTACGTGGCGCTAGTTTCTTAACGTCACCAGAGCGGTTCATGTTCGCACGGTCATAGATGTAATACTTGTCAGACTGACGCTGTACACCAACAACTGGGAATACTTTATCAGCAACAAAGTTTGTTTGCTCTTGTACATACGCCAGTGTCAAGTTTGACAACGGTTGGTCGATATGTACTGCGGATGGGGTCAATAGTGGCATTATAATTTCCTTTAAATGCTAGATTAGGCTGCTACGTTGCCGCCTTGGATCATTTCGATTTCGATGATTTGACCATCTACACCAGCTTCACGGGCATAACCAAGTACAACATCACCAGTGGCTGCAAGCAAAGCAGTGCCATCAGCACCAGTTTGTAC